GTGTCTGCTCCGCAACTCCTTAGGTAGGAGTGCTTCTTGCATTTCTATGTAGCACGTATCCCAAAGATCGTAATCTGGGATTCTTGCGTGCTTGTGCAACGGAATGTTATGGTCCCCGTTAGCTAAAGCTAACGTGGCCTTTAACACCTCGAATTTACACTTAGTGGCTTTATGCCCCTTATTGTAAAATCGATATGTATCGACAGACGGCAAGTTTGCCATCTCTCTATACTCTCCGTTCATCCAGGAGTTGTAGATACTGAACTCATCTTCCGTTTCCGGAAGATAATCATCTAGTTTATTGCTAAGTGCAAAAACTAGGGGATGGTTCGGTTCTACAGGTATTTGACAGACTTTCCCTGGAGCTTTAGGTTTATTCAACTTAAAGGTTGTAGTCCAGAAGACGTAATTCCTTGCTATTTTAAGGATGTCTTCTAGACCCTCTCCCAGTAGCTCACACTTGTGAGCCCAGCTTTCAGGTTTAACCTCCAGCAATGGAGGCATTCCTGTTACTGATTCTGGAAGAGACAACATGTCTGCTATCATCTTTCCATTCTTAATGGATTGAAGATAGAGATCCAAGGACGGGCCGAGGAACGAATCCTCGTACCCACGCTCACGACAAATCCTGACAAGTTCTAGAACTTGCTCAGGTTTAGTTCGTGCGCTTTCGAGTAGGTGTACCGGGAGACCGGTTACCTCTACTTTGTTAGCGAAGAGACGCTTAGCAAACTCGGCATAGCCTTGTTTACTCTGCGTGCACTTAGCGTGTGATATGGAAACACCAAGTCTATTGATAGTATCAATATACTTCTTGTACACTTCTTCCGAAGTGTCAAGAGTGTCGTCTCCCAGCACAAGATATTTGTAATTCTTTACATTTAACTTGTGTGCACACCATTGCTTTACAGCGTGATGTGTAAGAGTCGAAACTGGCCATGAGCTTAACAAACCCATGGGATTGCCACAAGCGTACCTTACACCTCCTTTCGGATGGTGGAATGTACGGTTTGAGACAATTTGTTCCCACAACTCACTCATATTAGCTCCGTATGCAGCAGATATCAACTTTTTCTCTAGTTTTCTAGGGAATCTGTCAGTAAATGCTGTCATATCAGAACTAAATAAGTTGTTTCCCAGCCTTTGAATGAGGCT